CACACATTAGAACCAGCTGCATCAATTCTCGCGGCGGAGAGTCGAGCTTGGACGATGTTTTCGAGTGGCTGGGTCAAGTGCACTGTGAAAGTATTTTTACTATCTTGGCCGATGGTATCCACCGTTATGGAATGATACTCATACTCAAAATCTGGTAATTGTGCACGCGTCGCAGTCACAAGACTCATTTACAATAGCTTAGATTAAAGATCCACCAATTCCACCGACAATCTTGGCGTCAGCGCTTCTGCGAACGAACGCTTGGTCACCACAGATACCACCTGGAGACAAAGACTTGGTGTAGTACGCGGAGTCCTTGGATCCTGGAACACACTCGATCTTGTGCTCCAAGTCAAAAATGGATTCGGCAGCGCCTTCGGGGGCTGGTTCGATGTTGATTGGTCTGGGCTGGTACCCACTGCGAACACCCGCGAAGGTCACGAGGACCGACAAGAGGCAGAACACAATGACGATGGCCGTGAGGGTGTTTCGGTTTGTGGCGTTAAGCTTCATTTATTATGTATCCAACATTTTTATATAAAGTGCGTTAAAGAATTTGGATTACTTTCAAAGTACAGAGTAATGGACGGTGAAATCGTGCTCGACCGGAGTCATGGTCATGTCATGAAACTAGATGATGATGAACAGGCGCTGATGGATGAGATTGAGATTGAAGCCCCGCGTCCACGTTCTGCCAAACTTGTACCCAAACCAAGTGTGTATCGCCCACCACAGCGTGCGGCACCAGAAGTTCAAGAAGACATCGATGCCTTCGCGAATCCAACGAAACAGAGTGCTCCTCCACCACCACAAGACGAACCAGTCGATTACGGTGAATACGAAGAGGAATACGAGCAGCAGCCATACATGCAGGGTGATTACGCCATGCAAGAAGAAGAACGTCCGTCTCCTGGATACAAAAGCATAGACGAGGAGAAGGCGGATCTCGTAAACAAGCTCGGTCGTCTCGAAAAGAAGGGGTTCACCGTGAATAAGCGTCTCAATGTGTACTCGAACATTGATGATCTTAGAACCGAAGTGAAGAGAATTACCTATAGTATCGATGTAGACAAGTCTATCAAGTTCTCCAGGCGTATGCTCATCGCGTGTGTCACAGGCCTTGAGTTTTTGAATAAGAAGTATAATCCATTTGAGATTCAACTCGAAGGCTGGTCTGAAAACGTGATGGAAAACGTAGACGACTACGATGAGGTGTTTGAAGAACTTTACGTCAAGTACAGAACGAAGATGCACGTCGCTCCAGAAATCAAGCTCGTGATGATGCTCGGTGGTTCAGCGATGATGTTCCACTTGACGAACAGTATGTTCAAATCCGTGATGCCTAACATGAATGATATTCTCAAGCAAAATCCAGGACTCGTGCAAAACATGGTAGATGCCGTGAAGAACACGACACCGAGAGGTGCGATGGAATCGCCATCCAGTGAACCATCGGGTGAACGCTACGAAATGAAGGGTCCTGGTATCGATATATCCAGCTTGATGGGTAACATCATGATGCCCCCGACACCACCCATGTCTACGTCGGCTCCACAGCCGATCCCACAAGTGGACGACGATGACGACGATGCAATTTCAGACATCGTAGAAGCCCCAGAAGAAGTTGAAGAGGAAGAGGACGTCAAGGAGGTCAAGGTCTCAGGAACCACTAAGGGAAAGCGTGGTCGTAAGAAGAAGTCAGTAGAAATAAATTTGTAAGCGTACAGTATAAATGATAGGGTACTGTCCCATCGAGGAAGAGGCGCCAGTGCGCCAAGTCCCTCAGATGCGTGCTCCATCTCAGAGAGCCTCGGCGAGGGGTTCTCGAATGGAAGACACGGAGACGAACTATGTGGTCTTATTCTTTATCGCGGGTGTTCTCGCACTCGCCGCTATGGATTCTATTAAAAAGTAAACAACAACCTTTTACCATTCACACAGCACGTGAATGGTAAAAAGAGAAATTTAAGCGTTTTCGAGTTCTTCGACCATCTCCCGGAGTTCATTGATCGCAGCGACTGTGTATGATATCAGTCCCACGTAGTCTAGTTTCGCGTGTTCTTCACCCCAATCTTCGTAGTTAGGTTCGTTCTTGGTTTCGTTCGGGTTTGCATCCTTCCCGAGCTGCACCAAGTGTCTCAGTTCTGGAGCATCGTAGTAGATGTCTTGTGCGATGAAACCGGACTCCGTGAGTCCATTCTTTTCGTACACATACGGTTTCAGTTTGGAAAGTGTGTCTAGGGAATTCACGATGATCTCGGAGTTGGATTTAGCTCTCGCGTCAGATGTTTGGGATACTGTTATGTTTGTGAGACCTGAACCATCACCGTAGTAAAATTCGGCATATACATTACCATTTATAACTAAATTTGCGGATGCACTGTCTAAGTCTTCGTCGTAATAACTGGTACCAAATGAAATAGCATGTAGCGGATTCGTATTATGAAATCCGAGTCTAGCCCTCCTGTCACTCGCATAAGATTCCGTAATGAATTGTGTAGACGCACCTGGTCCATTAACCCATTCGGGTATACCAGAACTATTTATAGCTAGAAATTGTCCCGATGAACCTATAGGTAATACGTCGAGTGTATCAGTTGCTGAAGCATACAATATATCACCCTGTGAAAATCCGTGTATTCCATCTGTTGATGATATTATGATATTACTTTCGAGTGAAGTTAACCTTGCGTTTAGTGTTATAGACGTTTGTGGCACAGCCCATTCTGGTATACCGGATAATCCTACAGATAGTACACTGCCCTGTGTAGCGCTTATACCTAGGTTAGACAAATTCCCATTCGTAGGTGCGTACACTAAATCACCTTTACTAAAATCAGTCGTGATACCAGATGTGTTTGTTATGATCTTTTTTTGACTGAGTGTGTTTATCCTAGACGAATTATCATCCATTTCCGTCTGTGAAGCGACTGACGTTATATTAGACCCATCACCATAAAAAACACTCGCTGTGACGTTTCCAGATACCGAAACGTTTCCCCTCGCTTCAAAAGAAATCGGTTGTTCTAAAAAGTAAACACTATCTGTTGTGGTACTCCCTCTCGTGGTGACCTGTTGGAGTGTGGGTGTCACAGCTCCCTGACCAGATAAATTAGACAGTTGCGACCCATCACCTATCAAGTAACCATCCACGTCTAAGTTGCCACCAATTTCTATGCTTTGTGATGTAGTATTTCCACTATCCGTCACTGCCTGAAGATCTAACACGTCACGTTTTAGTATTTTTTGTGTGTCTCTCCCCGTTGAACAACACGGCATTCTAAAATTACTTTCTATTATTTTTGAGTCTTTCTATGCGCTCTCTGAGTTCTTTGATGGATTGAACAATGTATGCCATGAAATGAAGATACCTCAAACATGCATGACGTTTACCCCAATCTGAATAATCGGGTTCGGGTGCATCGTCATTCGGGTTGGCATCTCTACCCGGCCACACGACATGTCTTAACTCTCTAGCATCATAATATATCTCTTGTGCGATAAATCCTGATTCACGTTTTCCTTCTTTTTCATACAATTTTGGTACCAATTTAGATAGTGTATCGAGTGATTTAGACATGGCTTTTATTTTAGATTTACGACGTTTGTCACTAAATACCAATAATTCCCCTGCTTTTCCTAAAGGGGATGAACCAGCTGCACTCGAAGTTATTTTAGCTGGTATGAGTGGACTTTGCGGAAATACCAATTTACTTCCGTCTCCATTTAAACTACCGTATATGTCGCCATATGTATATAACTTCCATTCTATTCCAGATGGATGCTTCGTGCTACCAGTTCCAGAATACGAACGTCCGTTTTCGGAATAGAACATACTATCGTTAAAACGTAAACTAAATAAAAGGTCAGATGCAGGTCCACCTGATGCTATAGGTATTCTACCAGTAACGCCGCTAAAGGTTTTATCTGTTCTAAGTTCTATAGTAATGTAATCTAATGTACCATCCGTGTCAGTTGTAAATATAGGATCATTACCTAAATTTTCCGTGTAATTACTCGGGTGTAACCACATGACGTTATTTCCCCATTCATTTACTCTTAAAAGTCTACCAAATCCAGTTCCATAATCACCCGTCGTAAGAAAAGTATTATCGGCTTTGGTTTCCCTTTCTAGGTTTGATAGTTGATTTGTATATTCAGCATATAGTATATCTCCGGTTGAGAGTGTTGAAATTGTATTCGTATTAGTAAACATAACATTTTGTTCCATCGACGCGATTCTATCTGGTGTGTCACCCACAATTTCTGGAAAATCTATATCCACCCACTCGGGTTGTTGGGACGTCGTGTTTGCGAATAGCACTTGATTTGTTGTACCTATGCTTAGTTTGTCTAACACACCATCACTCGTAGATTTAAGTAAATCACCTTTTACAACGTCCGTGAGGCCACTCGTGTTTGTGATGATGATATTTGATTCGAGACCACTTATTTTGGAATCAAGTACGGAAAGTTCATATACATTCGCCACCCCGTCTAAAAATTCGCCATCTCCAATGAGTTCTGAACACGTGACGTTTCCTCTCACGTCCACGTTTCCACTGGCGTTTACGTCATTGAGAAATGTGACCTTATTACTAACAGGAGAACCAAACCCCCCCGTGACTGATTGTAAGTCTGGAACACCTGGATTACTCGGGACGTTTGTTACAAAACCCGCGTCGCCCACAAAGAATCCGTCTACTTGCACAGAACCACCTACTCTTATACCATTTGTAGTAACGTTTCCGACTAGCGTCACATTTTCTAGATTAGACTCAAAAAGATATATCTCATCGTAATACTTTCTATACGCCCGACCTCTCGCATCACACGGCATCTTGTAATTAGGCTACAATTTTATCAAACACTGCCCTCGCGCGAAATCGTCTGGTTCTTCCTCTTTCACCTTCGGCATCTTGAATCCACCCTGTTTATACACGCGCAGACGTTTGTTATACATGGCGTGACACACCGACCACTGGTCGAAGATGTCGTAAATGTTTGGGTTGTTCTTCTTTCCCTTGGTCTCACGCATGATTCTACCTATGGACTGGACGATATCTGATTTAGGGGTCGCGAGAATCACTGTGTCGAGCGTTGGTATATCGAGTCCCTCGTGCGCCTGACTAAACGTTGCGAATATGATCTGTTTCTTACTAGATTCCGTGAGTTCTGATTCTTTCATTCCACCCATGTAGAGTCCGGACGTTTTTGGAAAACACTGTTGAAGCATCATGCAGTGTTGACGGCGGTCACTCAACACGAGTAATTGTCTCGTACCCTTTGTGATGCGTTTAATCAGGTCGACTAACATCTTGTTTCGGTCGCGGTTCTCTGAGAGTTCTGTGATCATCGTGGAGAGTGAAAGTTTCCCGAACCGTGTACACGGTGGAGGGTCCCTGAATCGTGTACACTCAAACTCTATGGGAAACACCTCCACGTCTTGTTGATTCTCTCGTTCCACCGCAAAAAATGTGGGACCCATGAACCAGTGAAGCACCTTCGTGAGTCCATCTTTCCTGTTTGGT